GTATTTTATATGGCAGCCAAAGAGGTTGTGAACTACCTCAAAAAAGACGGAGCCAAATTTATAGATTCAATAAATGAAGAAACCGGCGAACAATTGAGACAGCAATTATCTGATGGTGTAGCCGCCCAAGAGAGTATCAATCAGTTACGGGCCAGGGTGGAAACTGTATTTGATGATGCAAGAGGTTTTAGAAGCGAACGCATTGCCAGAACAGAAGTAATTCGGGCATCAAATTTTGCTACCAATGAAGCCTATCGCCAAAGTGAAGTAGTTGAGGCTAAAGAATGGTTGACTGCTCACGATGAGATGACTTGTCCATTCTGCGCACCACTCGATGGCACAACTGTTTCCCTAGAGGAAGTTTATTATGAAAAAGGTGACACTATAACCGGAACTGATAAAAGCACTGGAAACACTGTAAGGATGACGGTTGGTTTGACTGATGTAGGGTTCCCGCCACTACACCCAAATTGTCGGTGTACGATTATCCCGGTTCTCAAAAGTAATAAACAAATGGCAAACATCGTGAATAAGGGTGAGGTGTTGACAGGATTAGTAAGTGCTACAATAAAGGAAACCCGGAGGCAATTAGCCGAAGGTGGAGAAAAAAACTAAGATTTGTTATAACAAATATATGAAGCGCTTCACAAAAGGTTTGGTAAAAGCAATTGGAGATACTGACGGATTGTTGACCGGAGTTGTTGGATCAACAGCAGATGTCGATCGTTATCAGGAGATAATCAATCAGGAAACATGGCAATTAGATAATTACAAGAGCAATCCGGTAATTCTTTGGGCTCACAATCTGACATTTGGAGAAGATCGCCCGCCAATTGGTAAGGCAGTTAGGGTTGGGGTTGAAGATGGTAAGTTAGTTTTTGATATTCAATTCGATATGGCCGATTCTTTTGCTGCCGACATCTTTCGTAAGTACAAAGAGAAGTTCCTGAACGCTTTCAGTGTCGGTTTTATTGCTCATCAAGAGGCAGTTGATGATTCCGGACATACTATTTTACTCAATAACGAACTTTTGGAGCTTTCCGCAGTTCCAGTTCCCGCTAATCCTATGGCTCTACAATCACTCAAAGCCAGAAGTTTTTCTGTCAGATCATGGGAATCACTTATCAAAGAAGTAGAAGACAAACAAAAAGCGGATACAGATGCGGCCGCAACACCCACTGAACCTGCTGCGCCAGCCGGAGATGCCCCAGTTCCTCCGGTTACTCCTCCTACACCACCTGCTGGGGATACAACGCAACCGGGTATATCCACCGATGATACCCCTCCGGTAAAACCAGAGGGTGAGATCGAGGGGGGAGACAAGGCGCGCAAGCAGTCTCCTACAAACCCAGAGCGGGAGGCAAAAGCTCACCTGCTAAAGGTAGTCCGGGAGGCTACCAGGCAGTTACAAACTGCGTTGGCATTGGCCAATTCAGCGGAGAAGATAGCCAAAACGACTTCAGAGAAGGGAATAACACACAAAAAATGACCATCCGAGAAAAACTTCTCCTGAAATTATCTCAGGACCCTACATTTGAAGGGGTTGACGAAACTGAAAAAGCTTTAGTCAAAGAACTCAAGGTTGAATTGGAAAAGGAAAAAGGATCTGCTACACAAGATACTGAAATTGCCGTTGCTGCAAAAGAAATGGCAGTTCAACTTGTTGGCTTAGTCAAAGAGGCAATGGCGGCTCAAACTGCTACTGCTACTCCTGATCGAAGAGGTGTAAAGGGCGACCCGAACGCTGAAATCGATATAACCAAAATGACCAAAGAGGAAAGGTTTGCGGGATTTGTCAAAGCACTCATCAATAAAGATGGTGCCAGAGCCAAGGCATTAGCCGAAAGCACTGATGAAGATGGAGGCTACTTAGTCCCCGACGAATTCAGAGCCACATTGGTTCAACATCTCTTGCAAAGCGAAGCATTCCGTCAATTTGCCACAGTCATTCCTATGACCAGCAAATATCTCGAAATGCCAAAGCTTACTTCCGATGTCAAAGTCTATTGGGGATCTGAAAATCAGACGATCACCACTACGACCGCTGACTTTGGACAAGTAACCCTGACACCCTTCAGACTCAATGCGATCATCTACACATCCAGAGAATTATTCGACGATAGTGCAATATCTATCACCGAGGTTCTACGCAGGAGATTTGTAGACCGCATTCGCGACGAGGAAAACAAAGTATTTCTTACCGGAAATGGCACAACCCAACCTAAGGGTATAAGCCAGGAAACATTGCGATCTTTGTCCGCAGGCTCTAGCCTGACCCCGGACCATCTGACCAAAGCTTTCTACTTACTCCCAGAGGGATACCGCCCAACATCACGTTGGATGCTAAACAGCAGAGTAATGGCGGCATTGGAGAATGCTAAAGATACTAATGGTGCATATCTTTACCCGTCCTTACAGGGCGATGTGAAGACCCTAAAAGGGAGGCCGTTGTTTATCAGCGACTATGTTCCATCAAGCAAGATCTGGTTCGGAGATACGAGTTACTACTACATCGGCGATCGTCAACAGGTTTCAATGGAAGTGACTACCGAGGGCGCAAGCACCTGGGAAAAGCACCAAGTTGGACTAAAGGTTGTCGAGAGAGTAGACGGAGAATTGGCACTCAGTCAGGCAATGGTGGCAGTCACCAGCACTGGCGTGTCGTAAACCGTACTCGATCCGAGTCTACCGCCCCCATGCGCGAGGGGCGGTTTTTGGTTGTGTGGACATATCAATTTTGAATGTCAAGGAAACCTTACTTTCCTGGACATAACCAATTTCGTGACGACCCGAAAATGGTATATACTCAGGCTATGGCAGTTATACTTCAGGGTGATGTAAAAAGGGTTGTGGATGACAAAGAGGCCGACAAATTGGTCGAGGCTAAAAAAGCAATTCTCATTGGTTACGGAAATAAGATGATCAAATTCAACGATTATGCAATAAAAAAGGGTGAGGAAGCACACAAAACACAGGAAGCGGACGCCAAAAGGCAGTTAGCCAGGTTAGAGGCTGAGAGACAAAAAGAGCTTGACCAAATCCAAACTGATTCAAAAGCTACTGAAATGGGTAGAATTATGAAGGAAAAAGAGCGAGAATCGAACAAGAAAAAGGCAATTGAGGCAGATAATCTAGCCATTGCGGCCCGAGACAAGTAGAATAAAACTATGGCAGCACTCGATAATGCAATTACAACCCTAGCCAGATATAAGGCATTTGCCGAAATTACTGGCACCACTAAGGATACAATCCTAACCTACATTATTTTGAGTGTGACTAAATTCATTCAGTCATATACTGGTAGGAAATTTTACCGGCAGACCATAACGAATGAAATGTATGACGGTAGAGGAACCGACAAATTGCTTCTCAAGAATTACCCGATTATTTCTGGACAAACCCTGACCGTGCAGCAAAGATCTACCGGACAAAGCGATAACGACTGGGAGACAATTGATAGTAGTGAGTATTGGATCAAATACGATGCTGGGATAATCCAATTCAATCACAACACTGTTCCAGGAGTGCAAAACTACCGGGTCAATTATGTAGCTGGATTCTATATGCCGGAGGATTCCGAGTATGAAGATGGTACTGATAATGATTACGATCTTCCCTACGATCTCGAGCTAGCCGCATTTGACCTAATCTCATACGAATACAATCGGCGTAAAAACAAAGGTGTTTCCTCAAGTACTGTTGGCGATGTCTCGATCACTTACTCAAAGGTTTTGGCTGGTGATAGTGAACTCAAAGCGACTCTTGATAGATACCGCAAGCCACGCTATTCATAATTGGGGTAGAATAAAACCATGTTGGTAGACTTCTTCAATAAGACGATAATAATCAGGCGGCTAAAAACTACCGGGACCGGAAAGCGTAATCTGTCTGCTACGGCTACCGTCGATGGTACCTATCAAAACATTGATCAAGATGAAAGTGCCAGTATTGAAGGTGTGAGTGGTAAAACTTATAAAGGTTGGTTTGAGATCAACACTGACATTCAAGCTGGTGATGTTCTTACAGACCAGTCGACAGGTAAACAGTTTAGGGTTATGAGTATCGAGAAAAAAGCAGATAACTACGGGCTGGAAACGGACCACTTAGAAGTTATCATGCAATATAACGCCAATTAGTATGCCGATACAGATCCATGTAAAATTTGACGGAAATATTGAGGGCCTGAAAACCGCACTGCAAAATTTTCCTAAGACGGTTGCACCATATCTTCGCCGGGCATCACAAACCGCCGCATTTGAAATAGAGCGTGAATCTAAAATCAAAGCTCCTGTTGATACTGGCCGACTCAGAGCGAGTATCGCCACGAGTCTAGGTGTGGCCAATATGGGTATAACCAGCATTGTTCAAACGAATGTAAACTATGCCGCCGCTGTTCATGAAGGTACGAAACCACACTGGCCACCAATTGCTCAGTTAGAGGGTTGGTCAAAACGACATGGTATTCCGGCGTTTTTAGTAGCTCGGGCAATAAGTCGTCGGGGTACTAAAGCCCAACCCTTCATGAAAGAAGCAGTCGACAAAAACATTGGTCGAATTAGTGATATATTTCATACAGAGATTAGTTCAGCGATGGATGCCGTCGCAAGAATAGCCGCCTAATATGGGAGCACGCACAACACTCATCAATAACCTAAAAACAATAATTGGAGAAGTGGATGGAATACAGGAAGTTTCTAAGTATCCACAACTAAATCCCAATGGTTATCCTTATGTCCTAATTGCCGAATCTGAAGCCCCGGGTGACTATGAAAGTAGTCAAGATCACATTCGAGTGTATGCCTTCAAAGTATGGATAATGAATGAGTATGATCAGGAAACTTTCACAGGTGCTATTGACTTACAACGAAATCTAGCTGATTCGATTACCGATAAAATTGATGAACAGGAAAGCCCAAACAGCTCCCGGGAACTGGGAACTGGCTTGGCTAGTAAATATACTTTGGTTGGAGTCAAGGCTACGAATGGCCGCACAATCAATGATGCAGTTGAAAAGGTACTTGCAACTGAGCTACTAGTCAGGTGTATGATATTAGTTGACTTGACAGCACTGTCATAAGTGTAAAAATAGTGCTAGTATAAAAATATGAGTAAGTTCATCGGACGAAAAGTAGAGGCAGCTATAAACTTTGAAACTTCAAGGGGTGTCGGACGAGCACCAGTATATTCACTAGGTAAGATTGATTTCAGTCTTTTTGATAAAACAGTAGATGCCAGGGTAATCGAATCTCTTGGTCACATAGCTGATAGTCATGAGAAATTTGTAGTTGAGAAATATGCTCAAGGTGAATTGGGTGGAGATTTAGGAGCCAATAGCGCCTTATATCTCCTGGCTTTAGCTTTTGGTGGTACACCTTCAGTTGGTTCCGCAACTGACTCTGTTTATCCCTGGACTCTTTCGGTGGCCAATACCAACCAACATCTATCCGGAGCATTGACAGTCAAGGATGGTAATCAAACCCTCATGTATAAACTCCTGATGCTTGAAAAGTTTGAGATGAGCGTTGAATTAGAAGATTTAGTCAAATATGCTGCTGAGTTCGTAGCCAAGAGAGGTGTTACTAGTACTCAAAGTATTCCCACATATCAGGATGACAAGAAATTTACCAAGCGCAAGGCAAAGATTTATCTAGCTGATGCTGTTGGATCTTTGGGGGCCGCTACTGCTTTGAATCTGAAGAGTTTCAAATTTACAGTCAACAAAAACTTGATGCGAGACAGTGTGATTGGAACAGTTGAACCTAAAGACATTCTAAATCAGGCTCTAAGCATTGAGGGTGAAATGGAACTCAAATTAGAAGACCAGACATATAGAAACTACATGTTGAATGGTACTAAAAAGGCTCTAAGGATCAGTCTATCATCTGAAAACCTAATCGGAGCATCCACTTATGGTTCAGTTACTATTGATCTTCCCAGGGTCGATTTCTTCAGTTGGGAACCAGATGCCAGTAACGACGATATTGTAAATCAAAAGATCAACTTCAAAGCCAATTACGATATAACCAACGGCATTGTATATGCCACAACCGTCAGTAATGCATTAGACGGTAATTACGACTAATAAAGGTACTAAATCATGAGCAAATTTGTTGTCAAAAAAAAGATTCTTTTGGATTTTTTAGGTGAAGATTGGAAAGAGGCGTTTTTGACGTTTTCCCCATTTTCTTATAACGATAATTTGACTCTCATCAAATTCCGAAAAGAAGTAAAGAATATCACCAACGAATCAGACGACAAGGATATAAAAACAATGAGCGACCGGATGATTAGTATTCTCCAAGATAAGTTCGTCGAGGGCCGCGGATTTGATGGTGAAAAACTAATCCCTGTCACAAAAGATGATCTCCCGGAATTGCCGCAGGAGGTTTGGGAAAGGGTAATCGGAGAACTTCAGGGAGGCATGTTGGCCCCAAAAGCATAGAGGCCCTGGAAGAGATAATTTTCAACGGTTTGCCGGATGGACCACTTACAGACGATCAACAAGAAGCAGTAAGAAGAGTCAACGAATATAATTACAGGAAGATGTTTGGCCTATCAGAAGCCCAAATGTATGAAGAGACAATGGAAAGTATCGCTTATAATGTCGAAATAGAACGGCAATATGCTAAAAAACAAAATAAAGAGCAACGAATACAGGAGATGCAAGCAAAAACTATTCCGGGGCGTTAGAATAAAGTCATGGCAGACATACCGGTTCGAGTAATACTAGAAGCAATTGACAATGCCTCAGACAAAGTTGGGGGAGTAGCTAAGAGTTTGGGTAAGCTAACTACTGAACAAAAGGTTTTTGCGGCTGGAATGGTTGCGTTGGGTACCAGTACTATTTTACTGGGTAAACAATTCATAGGCGCCGCCGGACAGATGGAACAATGGAACGTGGCTTTCAGCACAATGCTAGGAAGTTCTACAAAAGCTCAGGAACTATTAGGTCAGTTGTCGGATTTTGCTAAAAAGACACCATTCAATCTTCCGCAAGTTATTGAAGGCTCACAAAGGCTACTTGCCTACAATGTGTCGGCTAAAAACATCATTCCAACCTTTACCATGTTGGGAAACATCGCCGCTGGTGTTGGTAAAGACAAGCTTCCTCAACTCATTCTGGCTTTTGGTCAGGTTCAAGCAGCTACAAAACTTACTGGTGCAGAACTTAGGCAATTCTCTGAGGCAGGTGTGCCATTACTTCAGACCTTAGCCGATCAAGCTGGTGTTAGTGCAGCCACAATGGTTCAGAGAATATCCGATGGCCTTGTAAAAGCTTCTGATGTAAATAAGGCTCTTGAATCCATGCAAAAGGAAGGTGGCAAGTTCTTCAATCTAATGGATAAGCAGTCAACCACCACATCCGGAAAACTAAGTAACTTTGAAGACGGTATTTTCAGGCTAAAAGTATCATTGGGCAACGCATTATTGCCAGCTCTAAATAAAATACTCGATACGGTCGTTCCGTTACTAGAAAAGTTCTCTGTTTGGGCCGGGGAAAATCCCAAATTAGTTGCCGGATTGATGACTTTGGGTGTTGTTTTTGGTGCAATTGGTGCGGCGATGCTGACTTTCGGACCTATTATTATGGGCATAGCAGGGGCAATACAGACGTTTGGAGGGGTAATTTCAGCCGCTATAACAGTGATAACAGCCATAGTTGGCGTGTTGGGAGGGCCAATAACCCTGATATTACTAGCATTGGCTGCTGTAATCGGCTTTGTTGCTATTGCCTGGAAGAAAAATTGGTTCGACATACAAGGCAAAACGGCCGCTGTTATTGAAGCAATCAAGGGTTTCATTACCGGATTAGTGGAAAAGTTCAATGCTTTTGTAGCCTTCATCGTCAATATTCCAGCTATGGTACAGGGAGCATGGGAGGCCTTCAAAACTATGCTGGCAAAGTTTTTTATTGAAGATATTCCCTATGCAATTGGCTGGTTGGTGGGTCGGTTTGTAAGGTTTGTCACAGAAGATGTACCAAATTTTATTACCGGAGTCATCAATTGGTTTGCTACATTACCTGGCAAAATCGAAGCCTGGCTCAAAGATTTGGGTCAAAAAATACATGATCGTTGGGAACAATTCAAAAAGGATGCTATTGAAAAGACCGTCGCTATGGTTGATGGTGTTGTGGCTTGGATAGGGAAACTTCCAAAACAGATCGATGATTTTGTAAAGCAAATTCCCAAGACAATCGAGGAATGGTTCAATAAAGCAAAAGATATTGCTATCAAAATCGCTATGGATCTATTTTATGGGGTTTCTGGGTGGATTGGCCAGGTAATAAAACTATTTGCCGGGATAATCGACAAAGCCAATGAGGCTATTGATAAATCAAACAAAGCGATGTCTTTGGGTATGAAGTCCGGATCCGGCCAGAGACAATTCGGAGGTCCAGTATCTTCAGCCAGTCCGGTTTTAGTGGGTGAAAGGGGTCCGGAAATGTTTGTACCACAAACTGCTGGACGAATCATTCCAAATAATCAAATATCTGGAACGAAGTCAGGTGCAACAATTCAATTCATTATCAATGCCAACACCATCGTGAATAGCCCAACTGAACGCCGGAGTTTGGCTGAAGCGCTATATAAAGACTTGGTATCATTAGCTAGAGCACAGAATAGAACTGTTGCTGAAGTATTTGGAGGATAAATATGGGAACCTGGACACTAGGATCAATTACACTTCCGAATCCGGAGGGTTTCACCCGTCGAGTAGCTGAAAAGGCTACTTATCATGAGATGATCAATGGCACCAGTAAAAAAGACATAAGCAGCCGGAAAGAAATATACACCTTACAATATGGCAGGTTGAGTCAGGCTGATATAGCTCAGATTCTAGCCCAATTCAATCTTTTCCAAACCCTATCATTTTCAGTTACCGACGGTGATATGGAAATCGCGGCAACCGAGGTCCATGTTGATATTCAACAGCGGGATTACAACACGCCAGGATCGGAGTTTCGTGAGGATGTCACCATTATCCTGACGGAGGTTGAATAATGCAGTCAATAGTTACACCACTCGAAGCAATCCTGACTGGAACGGTTCGCAAACTTCACATGACACTGTTAGCCTCTTGGCTAAAAGTGGCTAATCTAAGTACTGTTTATGCTGTTGTTGGAAGTAGTCAGGTGGGAAGCGATGATTTAGTACAGGGCCAAAGTGCGGTCATAACAAACGCCGATTTGTTTGCCTACATGGACGAAAGTGCTTATGTCATGAGATTTGACTATGACAGACGATTGGATGAGCCAAGGGGTGGTGCTAGTTATGCTATCGGCGATATTCTCCTAGACAATGTAACTAAGCGATTTACCCCTAATCAAGACGCCACTATTGGGACGGCGATTGAGGCTAGGCGACCCATGAAGGCCAGTATCCAAATGGAAGCTGAAAGCTCATATAGAGGTGTTCAGGTGATCGTTGGTCTAACTGCTTCCCGGCCGACCGAAAATAAAGGCGCTAGGACGGTTGAAGTGCAGCTTTATGACTACATTACCTTCATCGAAAATGCCACTATCCAAGCGGCTGTTTATGAAGATATGCGCAGTGATCAGATCATTGAAGATATTTTGGTGACACTGGGTTTTGGTAGCAGCCAATATAGTCTCGATGTTGGAATAAACACTATTCCTTTTGCTTGGTTTGATAAAAACAAGTCTGCCGGTCGCCGGATCCGAGATATTTGTGAAGCTGAGGAGGCACATTTCTATCAGGATGAGAATGGCATCTTGAGATTTGAGAATCGCAATCATTATTCCGTCTATCCACATCAAAATGTGCAAAGGATTATTGACTCCGGAGATATTTTGGAAGACGGTAATGATGTCAGTACTCGGATAATAAACCGGGCAATTGTTATTGCTAAACCCAGGAAAATAGATGCCGCAGCTTCAGTTATTTGGACCAATCAAACTGTTGATAGTATCGCTCATGGTCAATCTCTGACTATTTGGGCAGCTTTTTATGATGATCAAGCTGGTAGTGAAGTCCTACCCATCAAGGACATAACAACTCCGGCCGCAACTACTGACTATGTGGGTAATACTCAGGCTGATGGAGGTGGAGCTGATAGAACAGCAAGTCTTTCCCTGGTTGTAACCAATTTTGTTGAATCAGCAAAGATAGTGATCACCAATAATCATGCTACTGATACGATTTATCTCACTACATTACAGCTTCGAGGTAAGGCAGCCAGAGTTACTCAGGCTATTCAGGCTATTGAGGAAGATGCTGGAAGTATAAATAAATTCGAGGCTCAGGAGTATGTGCTTGAAAACAACCTTATTCAAAGCAAGTCAGTTGCAGAAACCATCGCTGCAAATCTTGTGGCAAGGTATAAAGATCCTCTTGATCGCCGAATATTGAAAATACCCGGGATTCCACATCTACAACTAAAAGATCTGGTATCAGTAATGAATCCAATTACTGAAAATCTAATTCCTAATCCTGGATTTGAAGGGGGGACAACCAATTGGAGCATCAATACAGCCGGAGGTGCTGCTGCGACCCTTGCTCAGGATCGATCTATTGCAGTTCCCGACGGAAGTTATCTGGGTCTTGTCACTGTTACATCGGTCGGAGCATAGTGTTATTATAAGAATATGGCTAACGGATATTTAGGCTTCCAAAACCCAACTTCAGAAGATAAAAAACTGGATACGACATCGCTAACAGTTGCGGCTCAAACCGTACATCGTGAAAGAATCAACATTGCTGGTGCTGCTGATGTAGATTTAGCAGTTGTAACCAACGCTGATCCAGGAGCGAGTGATTATGGTTTAGTCAGTCGTGATCCAGGCCTAAATAGCCGCATTGGTGAAGTACAAGCCTCACCTACTGCAAATACACTTTTGGCAAGGCTAAAACTAATTGAATCATACACAGATGGTATTGAAGGTAAGCTCGATACCGTTATCACTTCAGTTCAACTTATCGACAACATGATTGCTGGTAGTGAAGGTCAAGTTGATGTAGTGAGTCAACCAGCTTTGAGTTCAGCCAGTGATAGCGTTGGTGTTGCGGGAGCCATAAAAGCAGCTCATGGTGCCGCTGCTGCCATGACTATTACTTTGGCTTCGCTTGCTAGTTCAACTTCCGGAGTAGGTCGTCAATCAACCTTAGTTGATAATACTGCGAATCTTTATAAATCTGCTTTAGTTCACGCTAAAATCACAGTTGGAACCAGTCCGACGGCCAATACTTTCATTTATGTTTACCTTATCCGATATGATAATTCAGCCGTAGGTGATGACGGTTGTGGGGCCAATGATGCAGGCCTGACGGTTATAAATTCCCCTCTTCTTGGAACAATATTAGTTCCTGCTACAACTTCAAATACTGCTTATTACGGTGTGTTTGATACTTCGTTTTTGGGACCACTCGGATCTAAATGGGGGATTGCCGTTGTAAATTCCACCGGCGCTGCTTTACATGCTACTGGTGGAAATCATACCGTCAACTTTGTCGGTATAAAGGAAACAATAGCAACCTCCTAATATGATTGCTAAACCAATTGCACCTAAAATTGACTGGGATAATCCAATAACAAAGAAAATGGTTTTTGATCTATTGATGTGGGAAAAAGCCGGAAATCCGGTGGATTTAGTAAACAGACTAACAGCCACTAAATACAATACCCCAACTAACGTAAACGGACCACATGGACCAGCCTTGCATTTTGTATTAGCTTCGGTTCAATATTTAGATGTAGCATATACAGCTATACTTGCTCCAACCGACGTGATTTCAATTGAGGCATTTGTTTCACAAGCTGATTGGACAGCTACCACTTTTCAGACAATAGCAGCTAAAACCGAAGGTGGTGGATATTCCTTATGTGTAAACAGTACTGGTGTTTCAGCTCCTAATTTATGTTTTGCCGTCAGGGTGAATGGCGGCTATCAATTTGCAGGTTATGGAACAGGTGGCTTTGCCGCCAATTCCTGGCATCATGTCGTTTGTAGTTACGATGGAAGATACGCCAAGATTTACGTTGATGGTATTTTGAGATCAACAGCCGACGCCGGAGCAGTATATCCTATTCAATATGCAGCTAGTAACAGTTTAGGTATAGGGGAGGACCCAGATGGTTCATCACCCCTAAATCCCGACGGTCTACCTTTCGGGGGTGATATGTCATACGTCAGAATTTGGAACCGGGCGTTGATTGGAGAAGAAGTCAAAAGATTGTTTATAAATCCCATGCGAATTTACAAGCGACCAGTGCTATCAGCGACTCAAACCAAGTAATGATCTATACTATAAATCATGCTGTATGCGGTAATAAATAACCAGGCAATCATAGTTGGTGGGGGTGGAGTAGGTACAATTGAGCTTAGATGTGGAAACATACCCCTGGTATCAGGTCAAGATTACCGACTTTCGTTTTTATGTCGCTCAACTATTGCCCAGACAATAACTGTTCAGGTTTATAACAGCACTTTAGTTACAGTTAGCAAAAATACTTACAAAATCATCCCGGCAAATATTTGGAAAGGTTTTGCGTGTGATTTCACCGCTTTGGCCACCGACGCCAATAGTGTACTTCGGATATTTCTTACAAATAGTGCCGTTCATAGTTTCTATTTAGATCGAGTAAAGCTAATAAACCTTAGTAAGGAATTGAAGAATTACCGGGTTATGAGAATTCAAGGAAGCATGCTGCCGGGGAGTTTCATTCAGACACTCACTCTGAGAGAGGTTACAGCCTCAGAGACAGCGTAAAATATAAATATGCCTAAACAGATAGTTGATCCAAAAAAAGGTTTACAAAGACCACCACTAAATACAGAGGCTCCAAAGGAGGCTTATCGAAGATTTGTGTTATATGGAGATCAAAAAGTCGAGGTCCGGGCTGTTCCACCCAGTAAAGAAGCCTTGAAAACACTAGGTTTGGCCACCAGGCGTCAAATTGTCGGCCCTATTGCCATAAATCCCCTGACTATTGAAAAAGAAATAGCCTTGCAAAAAGCGGATTTACTCAGAAGTATTGCCATGATGAATAATTTACAACGTGAACAATGGCTAAGAGATAATGCACCAGTAGATTTTGTCAAAGATAAAAAGGAAAAAGGATACTCTCGTTATAACGTCACTTGTGTTCAATGCGGGGATGCCATAGCTGTTGTCTGGGCTAAAGATGATGAATTGAAGGATTGGTGTGATCTACATTACATTTGTGAGTATGACAAACATACTTGGCATGGTTGTATGGCAGTAAATGTAAGTCCGATCGATCAACAATTAGGATTTGAGTGTGCATGCGGTCAGGATACTAGGGATTATCGGACCAACAAGGAGCTACCTCCCATAACCCGGCGCCTAATGGTAGAGTATATATTAGAACATCGGAACTTTGGCACTACTACGTCCGCTTATATAGCCCTGAAGAAATAAAATGGCAAACTATGCAACAGTAACATGGACCGGGGGTGACATCATCACTGAGGCCAAACTAGACAACATGGTCAGTAATGATCGCGCAGAGGATGCACATGAAAGTGGTGTTTATATGGTCAACTCAACCGGCAAGGTGAAATTTAGGAATGCTAGTGCCACCTTGGATGCTGAAATTTATGAGGATAGTAATAACATCCTTCAATTTGTTAGGGGTTCAGGTGGTTACTCCGGACTAGATATAGCATTAGCAGCTCAAATTAGGGGTGTGGTTTCTTCCGGAACTAATAAACTTCAGTTCCCATTTGCAACTCGAGCCATGACAATAATTGAGGCTATTGTGCAAGTTGCCCAGGATGGTACTCAAGCTGGTGGAACTATGACTTTTGACATCAATAAAGACGGTACAACAATCTGGTCTACTCAAGGTAATCGTTTGCAATTAGCCGCATCAACTGCTAAAGGTACTCAAACTACATTTGACACCACGACTGCGGCAAAATATGCAAATTTTAGTCTTGATGTTGATGTAACAGATGGAACAGTCAGAAATCTAATATTTGTCATAATAGGGAGATAACTTATGGATTACCTAGGCAACGGCAGCGGCGTAGATGGAGCGCTGGTAATTTCAACTAATACTACTGAAACCGTTATTGATAGCGCCTGTACTGCAACTTCCGGAACCACTTCAATATCAGCAACTAACGCAAGTTTCGCCGCCGGACAGATGATTTTTATCCACCAGACATGGGGATCCGGAGCTGGGAGCTGGGAATATAGCTTTATAGGTAGTTACAGCGCTGGGACAATAACTACTCAATTTGCTCTGGTAAATAATTACGCGTCAGGAGCTCAGGTTAGAGTGGTTCCCCAATATGCTGGGGTAACTATTGATGCCGGAGTCACATACACGGCAAAAGCCTGGAATGGGACTGTCGGAGGACTTATGGTTTTTGTTTCGACTAGTGATGTCAATGTAAATGGAACAATCAGTGCCAGTGGTAAGGGCTTCAGGGGTGGATTACCATCGGCTGATACAGCACCTCAGAATAATGCCGGTAAGGGTGAGTCAGAAACGTCAAATGATAGGACTGGAAATAAAGCTGATGGTTCAGCTCAGGGCATGGGTGGGGGTGGAGGAGAAAAGGGTCAGGATTTTCCAGTTGGGATGTTTGAGGGAGCAGGGGGTGGAGGTGGAGGTCATACAAGCGCTGGTACAAATGGAGAATCATTTCATGGTGATATATCCCCCGGCCTTGCCGGAAGTACCTATGGTAATTCAACTCTGACCCAAATGGTTTTTGGTGGAGGCGGGGGGGCTAATGGTTACAACAAGGGTGGTGGATGTGGAATAGATGGTGGAACCGGCGGGGGAATAATATTTATAACCGCTCCGGTAATAATTGTGGATGCAGCCGGTTCAATAGTCTCAAATGGCAACAATGGTCAATCCGGAATTGTGGGTGGAGGAGCAGAACAGTCGTACTATTCTGGATCCGGAGCTGGTGCAGGTGGTACTATCTTCTTACGCGGCACCTATATCAATATCGGTACTAACCGATTATCAGTAAAAGGTGGAACCGGCGGGACTGGCGAACGCAGTGATGTCGATGGAGGTAATGGGGGCGACGGCCAGATTAGAACAGAGGGATGTGAGGTTGTAGGATCAACCAATCTTGGTTATTACACAGAGGCCGAGGGCGGCCATGACTGGTGCCAGTCTTTCATACATATATATGGCACGAACTGATAAACTAAAACAATGGAATTTCTAACAGCATTTGGTCTGGTGGCTGCGGGGGCAATAGCCCTATATGGTATTTTCGACAAGAGAAAACGAGATCGTGATAAAGAGGTTCAGGATCAGGAAGACAAACTTAGGAATTTATATAAGGAAGAGATTCAAACCCTGACTTGTCGGATTGATGAGCAGGAAAAAAAAGGTGCGGTCATGGATAAACAGGTTCAAAAAGTTACAATCGAAAACAAACTACTGAGGGATTTGGTTATTGGTCAGGATTCAGTTAGTAAAGATTTCCGGGAAAAGGGTTTGACCGCCATGCAGATAGTTTCCAAGACCCACGAAGCGGTTATTCAAAGCAATGAAAACAGCAAATTGATCATGCAGAGTCTTGAGAAATTGTACCTGGCTATTGAAAAGCATTTGGCCGTGCTACAATCAGAGTATGGCAAGGATAGTCCTGCTGGCGGGTCATCAAAATTGTAAATATAACAGTATTGTAAAGATACGGAATTCGACCGGAGCCCCCAATGAGATGAGTTTCAATGTAGATATTCGGGATCAGTTGGCGGCCAAACTAAGAGCAAGAGGATTTGAAGTATTGACCACCGATGCCAATGCCAATGACGATCCTAAGATAAGTAAAGTCACTCATGATCTATTATTGGCCATCCACTACGACTCAGACTCTTATGGCAAGGGTGGAGGATTCACTGATTATCCCGGCACTACTGATTTAGCTACTGAAAAGAGTAAAACTGCGGCCAAAGCCATTGCAGACGAGTTTTTCAAAGCGACTGGAATAGTGAATCATCCAGAAAGAAGTAATGCCAATACCAAAGGTTACTACATCTGGGCTTACATGACGAAGGATACTCCAAAGGTGATAGTTGAATGTGGAGTTGGTATGCATGTTCCGGACGACCACACAACCCTTCATTTCAATCGTAAACTAGTTGTCGAAGGATTGGAAAGAGGGATTTGTAAGTATTTTGACATGCCTTTTGAGACTCCCCAACCTCCTCCGGCACCAGCAGAACCCACTATTACCATTACTGAAAAGCGGTACAATGAATTAGTGTTAGCCGAGCAGGAGCTAGTCAAATATAAGGACAAGCAGAGTGCGATAGCTAAGTTACTTGAACAATTGTTAGCCATATTCAAATGAATTTCGACGTCACAATGATTGCAGCACTCATGGGAGCCATTGGTTATGTTATTAGTACCGGCAAATGGGAGAATCTAATTGGTTTAGTACTTCCTCCGGTTGTCCAGTTTGTGAACATGAGATTCAAAAATAGTAATGTCCGCTTGGGTGTCGCGTTACTTATTAGTTTGATTGTGGCATCACTTTTGAATTGGCAAAAACTATGGCCTTTTCAACCAGCCGAGATTCTACAAAATCTTGGTGTAATCTTTATGGCCGCTCATGCTAGTTTCAAACTCTGGTGGGAGAATTCGGCACTTAGTATGAGAATCCAAAACAACTACGATAAGGGTGTGGCTCTAAAGTCCGGGGATAAAGATTTTGACGCGTAATTTAGTGAGGTTTACAACTGACTTTACAAGTTCTTCCAATTAGGTTTACATGTACCAATGTTCTGTTTCCAATAGTTAGTCATGCCTATTATGAGGCTAGATCAACGACCCTATTGACATAGGGATAGGACTATGCTAACCTACTTACACATGGGGAATGACAATGCGATCATAATAAAAAACGAAGCCGAGTGGGCCAGAACATTTATTAGATTGCAAAGCGAAAACTGGAAACCCACTAAGACCGTCCGGGAGCCAGGTAAAAACACCTATGAGTTTCAAAGAGATGGTCAGATTACCAGTGTTACTTTTTACAATCCCGGCCTAAAAATAAAATGAATACCGGAAGATACCAAATAAAAGTCATGATTATTGACCAAATATCCGGAGTAACAATTGCCAATTTGGTCAAGCAAAATCAAACACTTTCGTGTATAATTTCATCACTAAATCAACTTATTATTAGCGCTCTCAAAATGCGCGATATTACTAAAAAGTTACTATGAGCGAGCAACAACAAACTGCTTTTGAAAAGGCTAAAGCCAAGGCTGAAGAATTGAAAGCCCGGGCTGCTGCTGAAAAGCTTCAAACTGAAAAAACAAAAGCCTCTGTAACCCCGCCTGCAACCCCTGAAGAAGCAATAGAAGTCACAACGACTCCTATTACCACAACAACCTCCGACGAGCCAAAGGTGGCGAATTCGCAACCTTTACCAGCAGAAGAAATTACGGTCGTAGCACCCCTCCCCCCGGCCAAGATAGACAAATCAGGGCAAATAATCTTCACCCAAAAGCACCTCGATCTAATCAAGAGTCAAATTGCTCCCAAAGCAACCCAGGAAGAATTTGAGTTGTTTATTATGATGGCCCGCCGAACAAGTCTCGATCCATTACTAAGACAATTGCATTTTGTGAAGTATGGCGAAGGTGATCGAGCTAAGGTGGCTTATATAACTAGTATTGATGGTTATCGAATAATTGCTCATAGGACCGGATTGTTTGCTGGGAAGGATGAACCAACCCTTTACTATGATGGAAAGCTTATATCTAGTTGCGCTGTTACTGTCTACAAGATGGTTCAGGGAGTTAGATGTCCATTTACAGCTAAAGTCAGCTTCAGAGAATATACGACTGGCAAAAACAACTGGCAGACAATGCCGGAGACAATGATCTCAAAGGTAGCTGAGGCTCACGCACTGCGATCAGCCTTTCCTCAGGATCTAAGCGGTGTGTATACACAAGAAGAAATGGATCAGGCTGATAATCGTCAACCAGTAGCCCAACCCGCTCCTGATAAGATCCTGAAGTCACAGGTCGAACAAATCCTACTACTCATCAAAAGGAAGGGTAAAACAACCGAACAACTGACTGAATTTATTACTAAAACCTTCAAAAAGTCGAGTCGGGATCTGACTAAATTGGAAGCAAATAAGGTGATTGTGGTTCTAAACAAGCTTCCTGACCCACCAAAAGATGATATTTCTGAGGCAGCGGAAGAGATATTTGGCGCCAAAATGGAAGAAACACCAGTTGTATCAGCCACTAAAATCGATACTCAGGCTTTAGTTGACGATGTAGAAGTTGGATTATCTGGCATTGATCCTGCAAATGTATGAGCTATAAATCAGACAAACGAATCACTACTATCCCTCAACTTATAAAATTAGCCCAGAACCGTAAGTCTGTAATTGATCGAAACTCCGGAAAGATAACTCCGGCAGCCTGGATGGTAAATTACCCAGCAATTATTCTGTATGCCAGAGTGAAATTAGGAAAGTTATATATCTATAAACCAAAGAAAATATGACAATAAGTGAAGTAAAAAATGCAGTAAAGATCATGGTGTCAAAGGAGTTTTGGAAAGACTTTTTTGCATTCTATTCGACTGAAAATATAGCCAAGTGGTTAGATAAAAAGGCTAAAGAATTAGACGAACTCAATAAAAAATTATGATCATTTACACATGCATCGCTGAATTCAAAGGCCAAGATGGCTCTTTAGGCTACCGTAAGGGTCGGAGTTATATTCTGACTGTTTACGAGGCCGGACCATTAGATAGTTTTTTTGGTCATCCACCGATCGTAATCAAACGCCGGGATGGAACAGGTAGTTGTCCGTATGGTAGCACTAAAAAATTCCTAGAAAATTGGAATGTTGTCTCGACTAAAAATAGGGAGGGCAAAGCATGAGTCAACTAAAGAACAGACTGCAAAAAATGGCTGATCAGGAACTTTTGCTCCTAGTCGACAATAACCAAGATGTACTTTGGCGCATTGTAGACAACATGGAAAAACATGGTGGAAGTTTCGTGCAATCTCTGGCTGTTTGTTTACGCCGGGCAGACAGCACAAATAGCCGGAAATTGACTAAAGCATTCGTAAATTACATCCGGGATTATTTACCTGAAAACTGGAAATGACTAGGAAATACACAATCCAAATAAGACTGAGAAATCGGAAAGTGAGAGTCTATGGACCGGATATAGTTGCAGGTTTTGAGCCAATGAATAATGGTTTGTTCTATGTTCAACTAAACGATATTGTGGGTGATGTAAAAGGTTTTGGGGTCAACGCCAAACAGGAAGTTACCTATGACCGCTATTGGTACAGTCCAGCAGAAATTGAGTCAGTCCATGTAACTGAGAGTGTTAGGTTTGATGACGAAGCCGAAATACTCAAATACCAGAAGTTCAAGAGCCGGGGGATCGACTTAGTACACCAGGCCATTTCAAATACAACAGTCGATAAAACAAAAGCCACAGCCGAAGTAGAGGCTGACCCGGAAGTAAAAGTCATAGTTGAAAAAGTTGCCCGGGAACAAAATAAAAAAGAGAGGAGATCAAACTAATGAGAACTAAACGTGTTTATAAGGCCCGGTTGATCTACTTCTTTACTTGCACTAACTGCGGAAGAGTGAACAGTAGAACTTACACTAAACACAGACTTAGGTTGAAAGTCTGTCGGAAATGTCAGAGGAAATTGCCGGACGAGAGACAACTAGCCTTACCAATTGGCGCAACTGAGATGCCAAATTCCGTTCGTGAAGGTATGAATAATCTAAAAAGAAATAACGAAATTGTGAGTGCGATCGCAGCTCAAGAAATGAAGGAGGTATCAAACCATGCCTAGTATCAATAAAGAGGAATGCCCAACTTGTGGAGCATCAGTCAACATTAGAGTACTTGAACCATCTACGGCTCTGACCAGGGCATTATTTAGAGTCATGAAATATTGTCGCAGTGTGGGTCGGCATGAGTTCAAAAGGAATGAGCTAAATGGAGTAATAAAAGCTGGGACTGAGTATGCTAATTTTGCCTA